GCTGAGGGTGGTATAGCAAGATTAGGCTATGCTAACGGAGAAACTGTATTAGATATTAGCAACGTTAACTTAGATTCTAAAATGAAAGCAGCACAAAAACTATCAAAAGAAACAGGCATGCCTATAGAAAAAGCATTAGAGAAAATTATGGCAGATGCTTTTGCTGAAGGTGTATCTATTAAAAGAATTAAAGAAGAAATGGTTATGCCAAAAAGAAAACCACCAAAAGAAGTTCAAAAAAGAAAAGAACAAAATTTTGAGAAAGCTAAACCGGGATTAGAAAAAGAATCAGCTGATATGGTTGAAGATTTGATTAGAAGCAAGAAAGCTGGAGGAGGGCTCATGGACCTTGGAGGAACAGAAATGGACCTTAGAGGAGGAGGCTTTGTGCCTATAGGAGCTAAAGAAAAAGCTGATGATGTACCCGCAAGACTATCTAAAAATGAGTTCGTATTTACCGCTGATGCTGTTAGAGCAGCAGGTGGAGGAAGTGTTGAAAAGGGTGCACAAAAGATGTATAACACAATGAAACAACTAGAGGATAACATAGCATAATGGCTGTACAAGAAACAAGAGTATTACCCCCACAATTTATCGAAGATCTAGCAACAGATTATGGTAAGCAGTTAACAGCGTTAACGGCTCAACCTATTGATACATCTAAGATTGCACCTACAGTTGCAGCGCAAGATCCATTACAAGCACAAGCAGCGACTTTAGCACAATCAGGTATCGGTGCTTATCAACCTTTTGTAACGGCAGCACAACAAGCAGCCACGGACTTTGGAACAGGGATCACGGCAGCACAACAACTTACAGGTACAGGAGCTGGAACAGGAACAGGTTCTATTGCATCTTACATGTCTCCTTACCAACAACAAGTTATCGATACAACATTAGCAGAGTTTGACAGACAAAGAGCAATGCAAGAACAAAATATTAAATCACAACAAGCAGGTTTAGGTGCACTAGGTTCAGGCAGAGCAGGTGTACAACTAGCAGAGTTTGGTACAGGTTCAGATAGAGAAAGAGCTGCATTACAAGCACAATTATTACAACAAGGTTTTGGTCAAGCACAATCAGCTAGACAACAAGATTTAGTAAATCAAGCTAACTTAGCTGGACAACAATTACAGGCAGGAAATTTTCAAACTGGACTAGCTCGACTCGTTCCAAGTTTACAGACTGGAGATATTCGTACTTTAGGATCAGTGGGCGCTGTCCAACAAGCACAATCTCAAGCTCAACTTGATGCACAGAGAGAAGCAAATAGACTAGCAGCGTTTGAACCGTATGAAAGAATTGGAACATTTGGATCAGGTGTTGCATCACTAATTAGTGGTTACCCAGGTACAAGACAATTTACATCTGTGCCTAACCCAACACCATTACAAACAGCACTTGGTATTGGTACAGGTCTAGCAGGATTATACGGAGCACTTAGATAATGAATAGAATATTAAGAAGACCTATGTTCAGAATGGGTGGTACACCTAATGAAGGTATCATGACTGGTTTAACAAAACCAAAAAGAATGGGTTATGCCAATGGATCAGGATTAGCCGGTATTATAATGGGTCCACAAGAAACTGACTTTGAACAGATAGATCTTTTTGATCCTATAGAAGATAGAAAAAAATTATTATTAAATATACAAAAAAAATCTCAACAGGGTAAATTCTTAGATAAAGAAGAGAGAGATTTAGCGGAAGAAGTTGGTATTAAATCTTTTCCTGAAATACAAAAAGCTAAAAAATCAGAGGAGGGATATGCACCACTTGATATCTCAAATCTTAACTTAGGAACTGATTTAAAAATTGCTAAACCTGAAACAGAAAAACCAAAGAATGAACCTAAACCTGCACCAACTATAACACCTGACACTAGAGGAAGTTCAAGGTCTGATAAAGACACTATAAAAGATTACATGGAAATGTTTAAAACAGCTTTAGCTGGTGATGAAGATTCCTCTAGAAGACAAAAATATTTAGAACTTGCTAAATTTGGAGCTAACTTATTAGCCCAACCCGGTGGTAGTTTAACATCTGCTATTGGAAAAGCAGCTGCTCCATCCCTAGAAGGACTAGGTAGAATTAAAGAAAAAGAACAAGACATAACAACTAAAGCAAAATTATTAGGGGTTGAGGCTGCTTTGAAAAAAATGGATCCTACTCAGTTACAAGAAACTGTTGATTACTTAATGGAAACAGTTCCTGGTTTATCAAGAAAAGAAGCGATAGACATGGCAATTAGAGGAGGAACAGGTAGAGCAACCGTGCAAGAAAGTAGAAGAACTAAATTAGCGGAAGGAATATCACAAGAAGGCGTGGCCCCAAGACAAGCTGATATTATTTCAGAAAAAATTATGAGTTCTGGTATAACTTCTTCTAAATACACATTACTTCCTAAAGAACCAATAGAGGGAGAATATTATTACGATAAAAAAGGAAACGTAGGTCAATATCAAATTAGAGACGGGAAACCTGGTCTATTCGAGAAAGATTAAAAGGAGGCTATATGGGATTTGTTCCTTTAGATATAGATCCAACAAGCAAAAGTAAAAAAGACGACGACAAAGTTGGGTTTTTTGAATCTGCACTAGCTGGAGTTGCAACTGGTCTTTGGAATATTCCAAAAGGAATTGTTTCATTGGGAGCAGAACTTTACGATTTAGGCGCAGACACTAACACGGCTAGAAAAGTTGAGGAGTGGTTTGATAACGTAAATCCTTTTGATGATGAAGCAGAAGCACGGACAGTTGGAAAAATTACACAAGCATTAACACAAGTTGGAATACCTGCTGTTCAAGGTTTTAAAATAGGATCCAGGTTAGCGTCAAATGCATTAGCTGCTAGAAAAGTTGGTAAACATATGAGCCTTGGAAAAATAGGTTCTAAAATTATGACACCTACAGCGGGAGGAGTTGTTGGCGGAGGAGTTGGAGAGGCTTTAGTAGCTGATGAAGACATTGGAACTTTTGCAGATATTGTCAAAGGAACATCATTAGAACCTTTTGCTATTACAATGATGGACCGAGAAGATAAAGAGGGTAGAGAAGATGCTTTTAGAAAATTAAAAAACAGATTAAAATTTGGAACCGAGGGAGCTGTATTTAACCTTGCTCTAATTGGAGCTGGAAAGGGTATACAAAAACTTAGAGGAGTTGACGTTGAACCTTTAGATCAATTTGCAAAAACAGAAATAGGGAGAGACGCACAAAGATTTGGGCCTGAATATGGTTTTAGACCGCAAGGGTTTTTAAAAAAAAGCACTTTTGAAGTTAAAGAATTTTTTGATAAATTAAAAAAAGCAACTAATTTTGCAGCCAGTAGTTCTGTAAAAGAACTAGATAGTGCTATGAAAAACGTAAGTGACGAAGTTGTTGACAAATTTTTAGAACCTAAATTTAAATTAAGAACAACAGAGAAAAAAAGAGAGCTATTTAAAAATAAAATTCAAGAATTAATTAATCCTACCGATCCTAGTTCTGCAAGATTATTAAAAGAAGAATCTAGAAAAGAAGCCGTTAAAAAATTAGACGCAATTAAAGAGTATAAAAAATTAGAAAAAGAATTCATAGCTACAGGAGCTACACCAACAGCTAATGACAACTTAACTAATTTTATAGAAAAAAATAAAAATATAGGGGGAGAAGGCATTGGTATAGAAGAGTTTTCTAACAAAGTAAGAAGAGAAGGTATTTTTACAATTGATGACTATCAAAAAACAGGTGACTTATCAAAAGTTGAAAACTTATTAAAAGAAGCAAGCGGAAAAACTGGTGATGAGTTAAAAGAATTTGTAGAGCCCTTAACAAAATCTTTGTTAACCATGAGGCTGTCCATCGATAACATGAGTGGAAAAACTTATTTATTGGGAAATAATGATGAAACTTTAAAAAAAATAGGTGATAATTTTGGTCGATACATGACCACAGTATATGAAAAGTATGAAACACAAGGTCTTAAACTATTTGATAATTTTAAAACTACAGATGAAATGTTTGATAGAAGTAGGAGAAAATATGTTACAGGCACTATTAAAACAGCAAGAAGAAATTATGTCAATGAACAGATTGACAAACTAGGCAGAGAAGCTTCAGATGCTGAGATATTAAAATTTAAGGAAGATGCAATTAAAAATATCTATGGCACATCTGGAGAATTAAGAAGATTAGCTAAAGAAGCAAATGTGGTAACAAAAGATTATGCTAAAAAAATAGCAGCGGATGAAGTTACTCCTTATAAACTTCCAGAAAGTAATATTGATAAAACAGAACTAGCAGAGATAAAAGTAGACACTACTATTTTAGAACAAAAAAAGATTAACGAGTGGCAAGAGGAATTATTTGGAGTTATTAAAGATCCCTCATACACTTATTTTGCAACTGTTGGTAAACAAGCTAATTTAAATTTTACAACTGATTATTTAAACAGAATAGCTCAATTAGGAAAGTCAGGTAAAGATCCTTTTATTATAGATCCAGAAGCTGTCATTGAGGAAAAAATAAAACAAGCAAAAATAAGTAGAGAGGCTGGATTAACTGGAACAATTACAGATGCAGAGAACCAAGCTTTAACTACAAACATTAGACGACAAGTAAAAGAAGAGCTGGGTGATGCAACAAAATGGAGAAAATATACAAACGACACCATGATGCCCAATGATCTAGATGGGTTATTTATAAAAGCTCCACAGTATGAAGGTTTATTGGATGTTACTTCTAACTGGTTGAGTAGAAGTAATGTTGGAACATTTTACAAATACGCCGTGCTTGGTCCAAAAGCTGCATCACAAATAGCAAAAACAATTTTATCTCCACTAACTCACGTAAGAAACGTTATAAGTGCAGGGGCTTTTGTATCAGCGAACGGAGCGTTCTTTCCTAATTACGGTGATATACAGATGCTTTTACCTAAAATGTTAGGGGGAGAAGGTGTTGTGAGTCAAGCTTTTGATTTAACTGGAAAAAGAATTTTTGGAACTTTAGATAAAGAACAACAAAAACTTTATGAAAAACTTTTAAAAGTTGGGGTTGTAGATTCACAGGTTCAAGCCGGGGAAATGAAAAGATTGTTAAGAGATATACTTAAAAACCCAGCAACTGTTGAAAGAGGTTTATATAATAAACTTCCCAAAAGCGTAACAGATAAAACTAAAAAAGGTTTATTAAAAACATTTGCAACATTACAAGATTCGTATGTTGCTGAGGACGATTTCTGGAAAATTATAAATTGGAGTTTAGAGAGAAACAGACACTCAAAAATAGTTAGTAATTTAAAAATTACACCTAGTAATATTAGAGGTATATTAAACGGAGACAATAATGCAATTGCTACTCTTGGAAAAACCTCAGCAGAAAATAAACAAATAGCAGACTACTTTAGAAAAATGGCTCCGAGAAGAGACTACATTTCAACAGCACAGAATAATAAAGAACTTTATGAAAATTTTTTAGACGAAGTAGCTGGCAACTTAACTAGAAACCAAGTTCCAAACTACGCTTATGTGGGAAGAACAGCGAGAGCTTTAAGACAAACCCCATTTGGAAATTTTATAGCTTTTCCTTTAGAAATTATAAGAACGGGTCATAATATATTTAAACAATCTTTAGATGAAATATATTCTGGAATACCTGAAATAAGATCCCTTGGAATGAAAAGACTGTTTAGCTTCGGTGCAACAGTTGGTGGGGTTCCATACGGTTTAGTTGAAATGTACAAATCTAAAACTGGAGCAACCGACGAAGAGATGGATGCGTTAAGAAAATTTGTTCCTGAATGGTCTCAAAATTCTACTCTATTACCAGTGGGTAGAGATGAAAATGGTTATTTAAAATACATAGATTTTAGTTATTCAAATGCCTACGATACTTTAATTAGACCTTTTAATGCAATAGTAAACGAACTATCAAAAGGAGTTGAAAGTAAAGACTCCACGGCAGAATCATTAGGTAGAGGAATACAAGAAAGTATTTCAGAGTTACTACAACCTTATACATCTGAATCTATTTTTACTGAAGCGCTTGTGGATTCAACAATTAGAAGAGGTGTAGGTAGAGGGGGTCGAAGAGTTTGGAACCAAGAAGATGAAACTATGGTTAAAATTGGAAAAGGAATTTTACACATTGGAGAATCATTACAACCCGGGTCACTTTCACAATTAAAAAGACTTGGGCAGTCAGCTACAGGAAAAACTGCAAAATATGGGGATCTATATGATCTTAAAGATGAATTAGGTTCTTTGTATGGTTTTAGAACAATTAGTTCCAATCCAGAAAAAGCATTAACATTTATGACAACAGATCTTGGTAAAGGATTAAGTAATGCAGAAAGTATATTTAAATCTGCCTTACTAAAAGGAGGTCGAGTTTCCCCTGAAAAAATTTTAAATACGTATAAATATACACAGGGAATAAGGTATGCAAAATTAAAAGAAATGTATCAAAATATAGAGGCCGCTAAAACTTTAGGTGTTCCTGAGTTTAAGATAAGACAAAAAGTTAAAAGAAGAGGTATTGATAAACAAACTTTAAATGAGTTGTACCAAGGAGTATTTACACCGAAGAGACCAAATAAGTTTAATATTAATAGATTATCTGAAATTAACAGAGACCTTAACGAGAAAGAAGGTAATAGTATACCTAATCCTTTTTACGAAGCTATTCCAGAAATAACTAATTTTATTAACTCTAATAGAAGAATATCTTTAGAGGGCGATAACTTAAATTTAACAGACTTTGTTTCTGAACCAGAAGCACCTTCTTTAAATATTCAAACACCACCAGTCGTGACTGCGCCAATAAATCCAAATATAATTAATCAAGTTTCTGCTCAAGCGGGGTCGACATTACCACCAAACTTTGCTAGTTTGTCGACTGCTGAAAAATTAAAGGCCTTACAAGATATAGGCATAACAATTAGATAAAATGGCTATTGAACCTAAAACAACTAGAGAACACATTGTATCCCTGTACGGACATATATCAGGAGTTAAAAAAAATATTGCACACATGCATAAAGGTATTCATGAATTGGGTGGCAAGATAGACAAAATCTATTGGGTTCTTTTAGCTGCGGTGGGGACCGTGGCCTTACTTTTATTAGAAAGATTTATAACTTAGTCCTCGCGATCATCGTGCCAGCGCTCGTTGATCTTTTTAGCCATCCAGTAAGCCACAGGAATACATAAGAAAAAAGTTATTTCTGCTGCTCTTAGGACACTTACATCCCATAACTTAAAAACAAGTTGATGAATCATGATGGGTATGAACGCTCCCACACAAAACAATATTGCCATTCTAATATAAAAAGGATATTTCATATCCACTCCTTTAACTCTTCTCCCATAACTTGTGAAGCAATATTTATTTTTTTACGTAAAGACTTTACAATTTTTGTATCTACAGTATCTTCTGCTATAAGATCTATATATGTCACTTTTTTCGTTTGCCCTATTCTGTGTGCTCTGTCTTCTGATTGCATTCTTTTTTCAAGATCATATCCATTAGAATAATAAATTACGGTATTAGCTTGTACTAATGTAATACCATAACCACCAGTTGCAGGTGTACCTACAAAGAATCTAACCTTATCATTCTCTTTAAAATTACGTATGGCATAGTCCCGTTCTTCGGGCAGCGTCTTTCCATAATAATGGACCACGGATCCCGGACCTTGTTGTTTCTCTATTGCGCTAACAATTAATTCTACATCTCGTTGCCAATGTGCCCATATAATAGCTTTGCCTTCTACTTCTTCTAGTATCTCCATAAGCTCTGACATCCTGTTGTGTTTAATGTTTTGTGTTGTGCCATCGTCAGCAACAAAATGACCACAAGTTATTTGCTGTAGTCTCATAATTTGAGTAAGTGCTGTCATTGTTGTAACCGTCTTACCATTTAAAGTAGCCAGTGCCTCTTGTTTCATTTGTCTGTATAGTCTTATCTGTTCAGGTGTAAGATCTATCTGTCGTTTCATATAAACTTTATCAGGTAAATCTAAACAATCTTCTTTCAATACTCTATATGAAAAAGGTTTTAACTTGTCTGATAGTTCAGATAAGTTTTGATAGCCAACTACAAGATTAATAGAACGTCCAGATATATTAGCACTTTTCATAACAGCATATCTATTTCTAAAAGAATAATAAGATGAATGATTTAAATGAAAAGGGTCTAAGAAATAACACTGGGTATATAAATCTAGCGGGTTTCTCGTAACAGGTGAACCTGTCATAATTCTTCTATAACGTGTAAGTGTTGCTAGAGATAAAATATTTTTTGTTCTTTTTGCTTTAGGATTTTTTATAGTGGTAGACTCATCAATAGCCATCATAGATTTATGTGATCTTAAAAACTTAGCTGCAAAACTTCTACCTTTGTCTGTGCTAAAAGCTTCTACATTCATAACAATAATATGTAAGTCATGACCTGTTTCAAACAATCGATCTAATTTCTCTTGTTGTTTTTTATTTATATTTGCTTGCCACAATACGGTCACATTTTCTATGTGGTCAGGTAAGTGCGTAGGTAACTCTTGGTTGTACCAAGTTCCTATCACACCTTTTGGTGCAACAATTAAGGCACCATCTACTTTACCTTTATCGTAAAGCATTGCAAGATTATCAATTAGGACTTTTGTTTTGCCAGTCCCCATTTCCATAAAATATGCAAACGTATCTTTGTGCCAGGATTTTTCCAAAGCAGTAATTTGATGTGCATATGGCTTCGTCTTAAATTTATAGTTCATCTTTCTATTGACAGGTATATAGGATTTTGCTAATAAGTCAAGTATGAAAGATAAAGAAAGTATAGATCTTACAGAAGTAAGAAAAAATAAACCACCTACTGTTTATGTCGTGCAAGAAATTGCAGGCACAAGAGAAGGTCGTCCTAAATTTAATATTATGGGAGCTGCCCAATACGGCAACTTAAAATTTTTATTAGATGAAAGATCACAGATTATCTTTTCACCAGGACCGTTAATATTTAAATTAAGAAGTGCTTTAAAACATTTTAGATCTTCTGATTATTTGCTATTAACTGGCGACCCTGCTATAATAGGTGTGACTTGTAGCATTGTGTCAGAGTATACAAACGGCAAGTTCAACTTATTGAAGTGGGATAAACAAGAAAAAAGATATTATCCGATAGAGATAAGTCTTTATGAAACAGGAGCAATGAAAGATGAACACGATCGACTTTGAGAAAGATCAAGAACAAGTATTAGATAAAACATCTAATATTAATAAACTTGCAGATAAAATAAAAGAGCTGCAAGCCGTAGAAAAAGCCATCGAACTCGATGAGAAACAAATCAAAGATAAGAAAAAACATTTAGAATATTTGTCAGGTGAAATAATACCTACAATGTTATCTGAAATGGGCTTATCTTCCTTAAAACTACAGGATGGATCATCCGTAGAAGTTAAAACAAATTACAGCGCCACTATTACACAAGCAAATAAAGAGTCGGCGTTTAACTGGCTTCGTGAGAATGGCCTGGGCGATATAATCAAAAATGAGATATCCGTATCGTTCGGTCGTAACGAGGATAACAAGGCGGCTGATTATGCCGAACTTGCAAAGGGTCAGGGTCTCGAACCTAAGCAAAAGCTGAAAGTCGAACCCATGACTCTAAAAGCGTTAGTCCGTGAGCGTATCGAGGCAGGTAAGGAAATGCCAACGGAAATTTTCAACATCTTTGTTGGAAATAAAACAACAATAAAAAGGAAACAATAACCATGAGTGAAGTACAAACAAAAAAGAAAAACGAGATCAGCGCAAATTTATTTGAAGCTGATGCTGGTCAAGGTTTGAACATGACGCAAGAGGATCTTGCGTTGCCGTTCTTAAAAGTCCTTGGTCAATTATCCCCTGAATGTAACAAGAGGGACGCAAAATATGTCGAGAAGGCAGAGCCCGGCATGATTATAAATACCGTTACAAACGAGATTTATGATGGCGTAAAGGGGATAGATGTTGTTCCGGTGCACTACAAAAGACAGTACATCGAATGGCAAGATAGAGGTGAGAGTCAAGGTGCTCCAGTAAAAATCTATGAAGCTGGAGATGACGTACCACAAACTACAAGAGACAAGTTTAATAAAGATAGATTACCTAGCGGTAACTATCTTGAAAATACAGCAAGTCACTTTGTAGTTATCCTTGGAGATAGTCCAACAACAGCATTGATATCTATGAAAGCTACTCAATTAAAAGTGAGTAGAAAATGGAACTCAATGATGATGGGTCTAAAAATGCAAGGAAAGAATGGTATGTTCACACCACCAACATACAGCCACATTTATAAACTAAAAACAGTGCAACAGTCTAACGACAAAGGTACTTGGTTTGGTTGGGATGTAGCAAGGGTTGGTCCTATAAGTGATCCTGGTATTTACAAAATAGCAAAAGACTTTGGAGCAAATGTTTCAAAGGGTGATGTTAAAGTAAAACACGGAGAACAAGAATCTAAATCCGATTCACCGTACTAAAGACTTCCACTGGAAGGAAGAGGGGCGGCGATGGGAGACTGGAGCCGCCCTCACAGAATTATTATGAGTGTTGAAAAATTTAGAAATATATTTAACGGACTAGAAGAAAGGTTTGGCTACCACATCATCGACAAAGATGACAATGGTATAGAGGGTGATAAGCGCTCAGGGAAATCTTTTACTTCTAATTACGCACACACAAAATTAATGTGGGAGTCACATTATAACGGTAAATCTTTTGAAGTAAAATTACCAAATCAAAAAACAACAATGGCAGATAGTTTAGGTATCTGCCCTATCAATAAGAATAGTGAATGCACTTGGGGTGCTGTAGATTTAGATGACTACAAACCCAACCATAAAGAATTATTTAAAAAACTAAAAAGTATAAACGCGCCTCTCATACCTTTTAAATCAAAGAGTGGAGGCATACATGTTTATATTTTTTTAAAAAAACCTGTCAAAGCTTTACTCTTAAGAGATAAACTTCATAGTATTAAAAATGTTTTTGGTAGCTGCAAGCCGGATAAAATTTTTCCTGTCCAAAAATATATAGATTTAGATAAAGGTTCAGCAGGTAGCTGGATTAACTTACCTTACTACAACGCAGGCAATACAGAAAGATATATGATTACAGAGGAAGGTAAGCCAGCAACGATAGAAGATTTTTTTGTTGCTTATGAAAAAAGCAAAGTATCTTTTGATCAACTAAAGAAATTAAAATCTAATATTGATGAAGGAGATAGCGGTGAATGGTTTAAAGATGGACCACCTTGTTTACAAACCTTATCTAAATTTGGTGTACAACAAAGTCAAAGGAACGAAGTTATGTTAGACATGACTAGATATATAAAGCTAGCACATGGCGATAAATGGAAAGATAAAACTGGCGACTACAATAAAAAATTTTTTAGTCCAAACTTAGCCTACAATGAAGTTAACAAAGTTATAGAGTCAAGAGATAAAAAAGATTATCCATACAGATGTAATCAAGATTGGTTAAAGCCACACTGCAACAGAGAACAATGCATGTTAAGAAAGTTTGGTGTTGGAGGTGCAGGAGGTAATTCAGACATCTCACTTGGACCATTATCTTTTGTAAAGTCCTTTCCAAAGATTTGGTATCTAGGTTTTAATGGAGAAGTAGTTAAACTAACTTCAAAAGAATTAGTTAGACAAGATCTAGCAAGAGAACAGGCAACAGAGCAAACAAGTAAGACACCACCTAAAGTAAAGAACTGGGATTTACAGATACGATCTTTACAGATTAAAGCTACACCGATAGATGCACCGGAAGAAAGTAGTCCAACATATAAATTAAAAAGTTTATTAGATTCTTTTGGTTTTAAAATGAGAAGAACGAAAGACATTAAAAAAATATTAAGGGGTCAACCTTACTATGATGAGAACAAAAAACTTTTATATTTTATGTTCACAGGTTTCTATGATTTTATAAAGGTTAAAGAATGGAAAAAGACAGAGAATGAAACACACATAATGTTGAAAGAAACAATGGGTATATCAAGAGAAAAAATTCACATTGATGGCAACATTAAAAAATGGGTTTATGTAATAGATCCAGAAAGGTTTAACGTAGAAGATGAAGTGCAACAAGATGATGTTAACTTCCCAACACCGGAGTATTGATGAGAACATTTAAAGTTTTAGGAGGACCAGGTTGTGGTAAGACAACGGAAATATTAAAGCGACTGGGACGGAAGTTTAGAGAAGGTTTACTTCCAAGTCAAGTTTTAATGGTAGGTTTTGCGAAAGCAACAGTAGAAAACTTACAAGAAAGATCGATAGAAGAATTAAATTTTACTGAAGCACAAGCTGAAAGTATTCAAACAATACATAAGTATTGTCTTGACAGACTTCCAATAAAAAATGTTTTCACTTCAGAATATAAAAGAGATTTTAAAAATAAACTAAAGATAGATGAATCTAATTGGAAATTTATTGACGGAGAACTTTCTAACGATGCTGAAGATTGCGTTGGTTGGAGTGATATAGAAGATAAAAAATTAGGTGTGATCTTTAGACTAATTGGCTTGGCTCGGCACAGTATGTGTCATGACGTTGAAGATATTATAAAGTATTATAACGAATCAGAGAACTACGAGTTTTCTAAATTAAAAAAAGCTGACATTGAATGGGCCCACACTAATCTTACCAACTATAAAAAACAAAACTTTTTAGTGGATTTTGAAGACATGTTATTTAAAGCTCTTCCTAATACAGTTAAGTTTGGTGAATATAAAATGGTTATGGTTGATGAGGTTCAAGACTTAACTGATCTTGAATGGGCTGTGATTAAAAAATTAGCGGACAACACGGAGGAGTTGCACTTAGTTGGTGATGATGATCAAGCGATTTATGGCTGGAAAGGAGCTAGGGTTACTACTTTTCAAAAGTGGCCTTGCAACAAAGAAGACATAACCATATTAAAAAAGACGCATAGACTTCCACAGAACATACATCACTTTGTAACTACAGAGCTTATACCAGAGATTAATAATCGAATGGGAAATTATTATGAGGTAGTTAAGAAAGATCCAGGAAAAATTTATACAACATCTAATTTAGATGGGTTAAGCAAAAGAATAAAAGAATCCACTAGTATTATGTTTTGCGGTAGAACAAACGCAGCGTGTAGACCATACGTAGAATTTTTAAAAGAAGAAGGTATACCTTGGGAACAAAAGATTAGAGGGGGTAAATCACAAGGATTTCAAAATAGTATTAATCCTGATGATATAAACTCTATAAAAAATTGGCATGTTCTAAAGACAGGAGGATCTATCTCAGGGAAAGAAGTTGTTAAATTATTTGATAGATTAAAAGATGGTTTAATTAAAAAAGGTAAGAAGACCTTTTTAACCAACAAAGATACTTGTCCAAAAGAATTCACAGAGAAAGATAGAACCTTTGGTTATGTAGAATTAAAAGAAAGATATTATCTATTGGCAGATATAGATAAGTCATGGCACGATTGTTTAACTTTTGAGACAACAAGAAAAAAATCTAGAGACAAACCCAACGCTTTATTTGATGATGATCTTGATTACACAGAGTATGTAAAGTCTTGTTGGGATAAAAATAGAAATTTAAAATCCAACATCTTAGTAGCAACCGTTCATGGAGTAAAGGGAATGGAAAGAGATGTTGTAATTTTATCTTGGGACTGGGGTGGAAGTCTTAATTCTTTTCGTAACGGTACAGAAGAACAGGAGGATGAAGAGGTAAGAACCTGTTACGTAGGAGCAACGAGAGCTAAGAAAACTCTAATAATCTATCAACCACCAAAAGCAAAAATCTTTCCTCTTCTAAATGTAGAATATGAACAGTTATAAAAAACAAATCGGAGGATCTCACTACAAGAGAATGGCCTATCAGCCAAGTGAGTTCATAAACAAGAATAGGTTGCCTTTCGCGGAAGGATCAGCTATTAAGTACATATGCAGACATTCTGCTAAGGGTGGAGAAGAAGACATAAAGAAGGCGATACATTATTTAGAAATGATAATAGAGAGGGACTATGCAGATACCGATGTTTAAGCCACAGACCGAATGGGTCTGTCCTGATGATTTTCCTGATCTATCTAAATACGATGAGATTGCTATCGACTTAGAAACAAAGGACCCTGATTTAAAAGCAAAAGGAACATCTGCCACAAGAGGTGTGGGTGATGTAGTAGGTATCGCTGTTGCTGTGAAAAATTGGTCTGGATATTTTCCAATAGCACATGAGAACGGACCGAACTTAGAACGTAAAAAGGTTTTAGGTTGGTTCCAAGATGTCCTTAAAACAAGTGCTGATAAAATATTTCACAACGCCATGTATGATGTAATTTGGATTCGAAGACTAGGGCTCACAGTTCACGGAACAATCGTTGATACTATGATTATGACATCACTAGTAGATGAGAATAGATTTAGATACGATCTAAATTCTGTAGCACAGGACTTCACAGGTCTTAGAAAAGATGAGGCTACTCTACAACAAGCTGCGAGAGACTGGGGTATAGATCCAAAAGCAGAGATGTATAAATTACCTGCAATGTATGTAGGTGAATATGCAGAGAAAGATGCAGAAATTACTTTAGCTCTTTGGCAAGAATTAAAAAAAGAAATAGTAGGACAAGATCTATCTTCTATCGTAGCTTTAGAAACTAAAGTTTTACCTGTTCTAATTGATATGAAATGGAAAGGTGTAAGAATAGATGAAAGTCATGTTGAAGTCTTAGAAAACAAATTTAAAAAAACAATAGATAGTAATTTAAAAAGAGTTAAGGAGGCAGTAGGTTTTTTCCCCGAGATATGGGCTGCTGCGAATATTGCGAAAGTATGTGATAGCTTAGGTATCAGTGACTACGCAAGAACAGAAAAAACTAAGAAACCATCTTTTACAAAAAACTATTTAGCAAATCACCCTAATAAAATATTAAGAAGTATAGCTCAAGCAAGACAGTTAGATAAACTTAGAAACACTTTTTTAGAATCTATAAAAAACTATGTTTACAAAGGAAGAATTTACGCAGACATACATCAATTAAAAGGAGACCAAGGAGGTACCGTAACGGGTAGACTTTCTTATTCACATCCAAACTTACAACAACTACCAAACTATTCTAATGTTGGTATGGGTATAAGATCTATTTTTATTCCTGAAGAAGGTTGTGAGTGGGCTTGCTTTGATTACTCTCAACAAGAACCAAGACTGGTATTACATTTTGCATCTATTACACCAGGGATGGTAGGTATAGGCGATATGTTGGATAGATATAGAAGTGATGAGGCACCGGACTTTCACTCTGAGATTGCAGATATTACAGGATTAGATCGAAGACAATCTAAGGCAATAAGTTTAGGTTTGTTTTACGGTATGGGTAAAGCTAAACTACAAGCACAATTAGGTATAAATGACGACAAAAAAGCTCAAGATATTTTAAGATCATACGATGCAAAAGTTCCTTTTGTAAAAAGATTAATTAAACAAGTAATGAATAGAGCTCAAGACAGAGGTAAGGTTAGAACACTGTTGGGAAGATCTTGTAGGTTTAATCTATGGGAGCCAGCTCAGTTTGGAATACATAAGCCATTACCACACGATCAAGCTTATACTGAATATGGACCACAAATAAGAAGAGCCTTTACTTATAAAGCTTTAAATAAACTTATACAAGGTTCTGCCGCAGATATGACAAAACAAGCCATGGTAGATTTACATTCAGAAGGTATAATACCTGAAGTTCAACTGCATGATGAACTAGACATCTCGATTGATAGCGACGATAAGAAGAAAAAAATAATTGAGATTATGGAAAATGCTGTTAAGTTAGATGTTCCGAACAAAGTAGATTGCGAAGTAGGAGAGAACTGGGGATCGATAGAGGGGGAGGATGATATTGACAAGAACTTTTTTTAATTATGGCTTATTTAAATGCGAACATTCCAGTAGAATACGCTCAGATAAAAAGAGAGTATCTCTATGACCTTAAGAAACATCATGGTGAAGTTGAAGACTGCATTATTTTTGGTCTTTCGGCTCTTACAGGGCGTAGTATCCTTTTTCATTGTATTATGGAAAATGGAGCTGTCTACTATCGTCTACCGATATCTGCGTTCATTCAAAGAGGCTTTAAGCCAGAAGAAGTTCCTAGACGTAGACTTGATGAGTTACAGTTATGGAATTGTTTCAGTTATTATCCTGCTGTTACTACTTGGGATATTTTAGAAGCACAAGCCGGTAAATACATTGGTAAAGATAAGAAATGGCACCACGGTAAATACTTATTTACGGTTGACTTTGCTCACCCTGAAGCTAATATATTGGACACGGACCATTCAGAGATTCCGCACGAGCACAAGTGTGCTCACATCATAGCCCTAGACGATGGGAACTATGCAGCACAACCTAACAATAGATGCATTTGGGATATACCTTCATTTACAGTGAAAGATAATATTCCAGATTGGAAAGTGCAAACTTCTGAGTGGAATGTAGAAAATACAAGTAAGTGGAAGACTGAAGATACCGATAAGTTTTTCTATGAAATTGAGGAGAAAAAACATGATTAAAAAAATATGGAATAAAATCAAGGGCCTATGGGATAAATGGGTTAACTGGATTTT